CCCGGTGGCGTCCGGGGCTACAGACACTCTGGGGCTGAACATCGTGGGGCGCGGGCTGAAACTCCAGTCCAGAATCCGGGCCGAATACCTGGGGGTGAGCGAAGACCGGGCGCGGGACCTGATCCGTCAGGCCGAACTGATCTGGCAGGAATGGATTCCACGGGCGGACTCGGGCAACCGGCTGAATTTCGACGAGATCCAGTTTGTTGCCCTGAGAAAAGTTATCGAGGACGGAGAAGTTCTGGCGCTGCCGGTCATGGCAAAGGAACCCTGGCGCAAAATCAGGCGATGCGTGGAACTTATTGAGGCGGATCGCCTCACCGGGAACAATCTGGACGGCACCGGCATAAAAAAAGGCTCCCGCGGAGAACCGGTCAGTTACAATATCCGAAAATCGGGCTCTACGGAGACTCTAAAAACACCGGCACTGGATTCCAAGGGCCGCCCCAGGATACTGCATGTATTTCATACCAAGCGCCCGGGTCAATCCAGGGGATATCCGTTTTTTGCGCCCGTGATCGGCTATTTCAAGGATCTGGCCGATTACCTGGAGGCGGAAGTGGTGGGGGCTCGTGTGGCCGCATGCCTGGCCGTGTTCGTGACCCGGCAGGACGCATTCACTACGGCCTATAATATGTCTACGGACACGGATGCCGCCGGCAATCGGATTCAGGGAATTGAACCGGGGTTGGTGGGATACCTGGAACCCGGCGAAAACATCAATGTCGTGGACCCCAAACGACCGGGGGACACCTTCCAAAGTTTTGTAGAGACCATCCTGCGCCATATCGGCATTGCCCTGAACATGCCGTATGAAATTCTGGTGAAAGATTTTTCCAAAACCAATTACAGCTCGGCCCGGGCTGCCCTGCTGGAGGGCCGCCGCATGTTCACCGCATGGCGCACCTGGTTCGCCGCAAAATTCTGCCAGCCCATTTATGACCTGGTGCTGGAAGAAGCCTATTTGAGAGGGTTGTTTGATGCCCCGGATTTTTACGAGAAGCGGTCTGAATACACCCGGGCCGCCTGGATCGGCGGCGGCTGGGGCTGGGTGGACCCGGTCAAGGAGGTGGAAGCCTCCCGAAAGGCCATTGATTACGCGCTGTCCACCCTGGCTGAGGAGGCCGCGGGCCAGGGGCGGGACTGGGAAGAAGTGTTGGAGCAGATCCGGAGAGAGCAGGGCCGGGCCGGAGAACTGGGCGTTGAGATATCCGGATATAAAAAATCAGAAAGCAAAGGAGATACAGATGCCGACACCGAAGAAGAATGAAAGCAAGCAGGACTACCTGAAACGGTGCACCGCCCAGGTCGTCAAGAGTGAGGGAAAAGACTCTAAAAGCGCCTACGCCATGTGCAACGCTTACTGGGACAAGTCCAGAAATCAGCGGTCCGCGCTGAATCTGGCAGCCACGCCGGAGTTTTCCGAATTCAAGGAAGGGGACAAGGCCCGAGAGTTTTTGATTACCGCGTACACCGGGTCAAAAGTCAGATCCTGGTTCAGGGATATAATTATTGATATTTCCGGCATCCAGACCAAGGAAAAAATGCCCATCCTGCGCGAGCACGCCCGGGACCGGGTGGTAGGATACGGGGATGCATGGAAAGAGGACAATTTTTACATTTCCGGGCGGTTTTCCAACAGCACGGACGACGCAAAAGAGGTCCGGGCCCTGGCCGACGAGGGATATCCCTGGCAGGCGTCCATATCGGTGCGCCCCACCAAGGTGGAGCGGCTGGAGGACGAAAAAACGACTGCTGCGGTCAACGGTCAGGACGTAAACGGGCCGCTGGAGATCTGGCGGGAGTGTTTGGTCGGAGAGGTGAGTTTTGTGAGCCTGGGCGCGGATGACAACACCGCAGCCATTACCATGTCCGAGGAAAAGTTCTCGGTAGAAGAAGTAGAAACCATTAAACAGGAGGAAACCATTATGGATTTAAATGAGATGAAACAAAACCATTCGGAATTGCTGGCCGAGATCGAGCTTGCTGCGGAGACCCGGGGGATTGAAAAGGGTATCGCCCAGGAACGCGAGCGGGTGACCCAGATCCTGAATATTGACGGTGACGGGACCGCGGCCAGAAAGGCCGTTGCGGACGGGCTGTCCCTGGATGCATCCTATAAGCTGTTTTTCGAGTCCGAGAAGCAGGGGAAAGCGACTGCGCTCCAGGATCTGGAGGCCCAGGCCCCGCCCGCTGCCGGACAGGACGAGCCGGATATGAAATCAAAAACAAAAAAGGCGCCCGATGTGGAGCTGTCGGAAAAGGCGATCGAGCTGATGACTGCTCATAAACTCACCTATCCCGAGGCCCTGGATCGGGTAATGGCCGAAAACCCGGACTTGAAAGTGGCCTACGAGGCCACCTACACCGTTCAATAAAGGAGGAAATTATGTCAATCGAATATACCGGACTAGATATTAGTTTTACGGCCGGAGAGGATCTGTCGGGCATGCAGTACCGGTTTGTTCATCAGGCGGATGATAACACCGTGGATATGATGGACGGCGCTGCGGAATTCCCGGTGGGCGTTCTTCAGAATGCGCCGGAAAGCGGCGAGGTCGCAGTGGTGCGCGTGACAGGCACGTCCAAGCTGGTTATGAACGACGCCGTATCGGTCGGGGCACTTGTCAAGGCTGAGTACGTGAGCGGGACGGACAACGGCAAAGGGGATGCTGCGGACACCGAGGGCGACATGGCAAGAGGAGTTTGCATTGTGGCATCAGGGGCGGAGGATGACGTAGGCACGATTATCCTGTGCGTCAACGAAACGAGCGTGCCATAACATAAAAAAAATACCGGGTATGGGCTTTTTCCCGCCCGGGAAATAAAGGAGGCATAAACATGCTACCAACACCGAAAAGCGCCCATATTGATACGGCGCTCACCAATATATCCATTTTACACCAAAACCAGAACTATATTGCGGACCGGGTGTTTCCCAACGTGACGGTGAACAAGCAGAGCGATTATTTTTATATTTTCCGCAAAGGGGCCTGGTTTCGGAACGAGGCCAAGGTACGGGGACCCGGGGCCAGAGCGGCCCGGGGCGGGTATCCCCTCACGTCTGACACGTATGCGTGCGCGGAATATGCCTTCGGGCACCCCGTTCCCATTGAGATGATCAACAATGCGGATGCGGTGATCAAACCGCTGGAGACCGGCGCCCGATTTGCCACGGACAAGATCCTGCTGGCAAAGGAGAAGATCGTGTCCGACCTGGTATGTGCAAACGCCAACTGGACCACGTCCGACGATGTGGCCGCGGGATGGGTGGCGGATGCGGACGGGTCTACCAATACGTTTATCGAGGACATCCTGACCCAGCGCGAGGTAATCCGGAAACTCATCGGAAGATATCCCAACGTACTGGTTATGGACGCCAAGACGTTTAATCAGTGCAAGCAGACTTACGATGTGCTGGAGCGGATCAAGTACACGGGCACCAGCGGCAAGCCCGCGGACGTAACCCCGTTAACCCTGGCCCAGTTGTTCGAACTGGACGAGGTGCTCATCGGCACGTCCATATATTCGGATGCCGAGGAAGTGATAGCAGGCACGGACTTCAACGCCGTGGACCTGTGGGAAGAAAACGCTACCAAGGGATCGGCCCTGCTCTATTACCGGCCGCCTGCACCCAGCATTGATACGCCTGCCGCCGGATATATATTCAACTGGAAGGGTGACAAGGGCAAGGAGGGCACTCTGCTGTCCGGGGGGCCACTCCGAACCGTGCGCCGGTACTGGGAAGCCGCGGAAAAACAGTGGGTGGTGGAGGCGAGCGAGTATTTCGACGCTCAGATCACCTGCGCCGACGCCGGGTGTCTGTTCTATGACACTATCGTCACATGACACTCAGGGATGATATCAATACGGATCTGGGCGAACATCATTTTAATCTTGATGAGTTCGCCCGGACCATAACCTATAACGGCTCCGATATTCCGGCGGTTGTGGATTACGGGATGAGTCCGTCCGGGGAAAATGCCCGCACGGCCCGGATCATGGTCAAGGTCTCGGACGTGCCCTCTCCGGCATACCGGGATACCGTGGTGATCGGGTCCGACACCTGGCGGGTGTTTCGAGATCCGAACCAGGAAGTAGCGGTGAAGGGAGACGGGCATGTGTGGGAGCTGAGCCTGATCCGGGACGAAAGGCCGGTGTGGTGAGATGAACATTAACGAACTGACAGTGGATTTTGCGGAAGCGGTGGCTAAGAATACGGCTCTGGAGACCTGGTGTCAGGCTCAGTATGCGCTGGACCATACCGTGTATGCGGGCCTGGATATCAGAAACCCGCCGAAGGATTCGGATTGTCCCTATGTGGTGCTGTACCCGGTGAGAAAGGAGTTCGGGCAGCATCGTCGGGAAAAACTCCATGAGTTCGAGGTGGTAAGCTGCCTCCATGATACCACAACCCGGGTCCATGAAGATGCGCTGAACCTTGTAGAATATACCGGCGTTCAGAACATCGAAACCATGCGGAAGTTGGTGGAGGATGCCATTTCCGGCGTGGATATCGGCAACCTGACATTGTCGGTTGTGGCCGTGGATTACGAGATGATCGAATCGTTTCCGTTTTTCATGTGCGGGATGGTGATTCAGGTGTGGGAAGGCGTTACCATCGGGAGTGATCCGCTTTTATAAAAAATAAGTGCCTGAAGTTGAAAGTGCCTAAAAAAGAAAGTGCCTAAAGTTATAAAATGTGCCGCTGAAAGCGGCGGCCCTGACTTTAGCTCACTTTAGATCACTTCACACTTTAAACTTATAGCTCACTTTAGATCACTTCACACTTTAAAACCGGAGGAAATATATCATGACACAACAAAGAGGCGTAAACGCCCAGATTTTACTGGGGTTTGAAAATGTGGCGTTCGGAACTACGGCTACGGTCGGTTTTGTGCTGCCCATGAATACCTGCGGGATAACGGGGGTCAAAGCCCGGAACTCGCCGGCCACCCTTACCGGAACCCGGAACACGGTAGCGCCGTTTACGGGGAATCAGGGCGTCAACGGGCCTATTGTGATTCCCATTGATTCGGCGGCCATGATTTACTGGCTCATCGCCATGTTTGGAGACCCGACATCCACCGGGGCCGATCCCTATGTCCACGAATTCAAAGTAGCATCCACCATGCCCAGTTTTACGCTGGAAAAGACGTTCACCGACCTGGCCGTGGATGTTTACGAGCGGTTCG